CCCCGCCATTAATCCGAAATCCTTTCGAATTTAACCCCACCGCAGTTGCTTACCATGGGCAACGTAAAGTCTATGGTGGTGGGTACAAATCGCCGCAATGGATACGTATGTCACGCACGGCAACAGACGACAATTTCGGATATCACATTCCTACGCAAGATACTGACTCAATCCAAATACGGTTTGCTGCCCGTGATGGTAACGGCGTTAAGCACTTAATTACTTTGAATGATTTACTCGTTTTAACTAGCGGCGCTTTGTGGAAGCTTTCGTCTGATGGGGCTATGACCGCAGCAAGCGTAAACATGAATAAACAATACAGTACAGGTGCGAATGATGTTACACCCGTAGAAGTGGATGGCGCAGCGGTATTTGCTTCTGATCAAACAGGCCATGTGCATGAAGCATCTTTAGCAAGTGGTTACAATGCTTCTTTTTATCAGACACTAGATTTATCGATTATGTGTCCACAACTTTTTGATGGGCATAAAATTGTAGACTGTGCTGCAATACGCAACCCATTGAATATTATATATTTTGTGCGAGATGATGGGGCGTTGCTTTCATTAACCTACGAGCCGCAACAACAAGTATGGGCTTGGGCAGAGCATCACACAGACGGCAAATTTCTGTCTGTAGCTGAGATACCTGAAGATGATCAATCTGTTCTATATGCGTTCATTGAGCGTAATGGTTTTTACACCATTGAACGGATGCTCACACGCCAACCACTAGACATGAAAGATAAATGTTATCTGGACAGCAGTATCCAATATAAAGGCGAACCAACGGATGTTTTAAATGGATTGGATTGGTTAGAAGGGCAAACTGTTTCTATATTTGCTGATGGCGGTGTAAAGCCTGAAGCGGTCGTTACAGATGGAAAAATTAAACTTACTCGTAAACTATCAAATGTTTTAGTTGGCTTGCCATATGTAGCAGAAATGCAGACCTTGCCGATTTATAGAGAACAAAGCAGTCCGACTAAGCCGAAAGTCGTGAATAAAGTGTTTTTAAGAGTTCGTGAAACACAAAATATTCTTGTCGGTGCGAATCAAGAGATTGCAAATCCTACAGATATTGATGAATACAAACCCCGTAATCTTGAACCATACGGAGCGCCATTAAATTTAATATCAGGCTTTGTAGAAATACCAGTTGACAGCACTTACGAAAGAGACATTCAAATTACTGTAAAACATGATAAACCTTTACCTATGAAGTTATTGGCATTAGAGGTTGAATACAAATGAGAAAAAACAATATTGAAATTCGTAAGCCGACTGAGCGCGATATTCGTATTCTTGTTGAAAACCTGCGTGAAGCCGATAAAGATGAGATGAAAGCATATTTCAATGATAACTATCATTGGATGATTAAAATGTCTATTAAGCATTCAAGTGATGCTTGGACCGTAGTAGTTAATGGAAAGTTGCTTTTCATTTGTGGTGTCGGAATGTCGAGCTTGCTTGGCAATGTTGGTTGCCCTTGGCTGCTTGGCACCAATTTTATTAAGCAATATCCGATCGAGTTTTATAAACAATCTAAAAATATCTTGAATGAGATCAAGTCGGAATACGATGTGCTCATTAATCACGTATATGTGAAAAATGCAAAGGCAATTCGCTTTCTTAGAAAATTAGGATTTGATCTAAAAGCCCCTGAAGCTTACGGCAATAACAATGAATTATTTCATCCGTTTGTAATGGGGGCAGCATGATAAATCCATATGCATTTGCTGCTGTAAAGGGGGTAGAGGCGCTATCTACTTATGGCAAATTAAAAGCTCAAAAAAAGGCGCTTCAACAGCAAGAACAACTTGCTTTATCTAATGCGACGCTCTCGGATAATCAAGCGCGGCAAGCTATTGAAGATGGAACTAATGCTGTAACCGATTACCAACGTAATGTTTCGGCATTTAAATCAAGCCAAATAAACGCGCTCGCTGAAAATGGGATTGATGTAACTCAAGGTTCGGCTGTCGATTTACTTGCATCTACTGAAATGCTTGCGCAAGGTGATATCGATTCGATTAAGTACAATGCCGCTTTGCAGTCATGGGGCCATAAGGTTCAAGAAACAAACTTTAGAAATCAAGCCGAAAATTATCGTGTTGCCGCAAAATCAATTAGACCATTAACAAGCACGCTTTTAAGCTTAGCAGGGAATGCTGCGTCAGCATATGGGTCAAGCATGGGCAAAGGTAGTTTGGGTGGTCAAGCGGAAAGTTCTTCGTTGGGCAGCGGTTCTGACTTTGCATCAAGTCTCTATAACGCAGGCAATGGTACCCAAGGCGCATCTTGGCAAAATTATAATTGGAATTGGTTCGGAGCTAGTTAATGCGTATACCACAATTTAATCGTCAAGTTTCAGATAACAGTGTGCCTAGTGTTCAAGTTTCTGGCGGTGTATCTCCAAGTGGAGCTGCAAGTTTAGTCGGTAACAGAACAGATGGTTTAGTAGGTGCGCTAAACTCAGGATTAAAAGCTTACCAAGAATATCAAGATGAAGCGGATCGTGTGCGTGTTATTGATGCGCAAAATAAACTCGCAGAACTAAAACAACACCTACAGAACAACGAAGTCGATGGTTACATAAATAAAAAAGGCGTGGATGTTGTTAGCTTTGATGATGGAAACGGCGGCGGCTTTGTAGATTACTATGCTAAAGCATACCAAGATGGTGTGGGAGAAATCGTAAGCACTCTTGGAAACAACCGCCAACGTTCATTATTTAAAGAGATGGCCGCTCAAGATGCAGTGCAATTTAAAGGCTCATTACAAAACTATTTTGTACGTGAAAACGATACTTACCAACAAAGCGTTTATTCTTCTTCAGCGGATCGATTTATTCGTGAGATAAATGATAACCCTGGTGACTTCAATAAAATTGATGAGAGTCGGGCTAACCTAAAAGCTTCTTTAGGTAAGCTCATGAATTTGGAAGGCAAGGCAGCAACAGAGGCAGATAATATTTATCTTAAAAACGTTTCTGGTGCTCACATTACCAATATCAGTGCTTTTGTAGAAAACGGAGATTTAAAAGCGGCTCTCGCGTATAAAAATAAATATAAAGATGAAATATCATTAGCGGATAGCTTTAGAGTAGATCAGCGCATTCATCAGAAGTTAGAAGACCAACAAGTTGAAGCATTAGTTAATATCGCAACAACAGGTACGCAGGAAGGTAGTAACCCTGCTTTAAATGTTCCGCCTCAAGCATCTGCAAAAATTGCTCAAGAGCTTAAAAATCTTACACCTGATCAAATGAAAAACATTAAATACAATGATCAGCGTTTAGATGTTTACACCGTTCATGCTGCAAAAGAAAAAGGCATGGAATGGGCAGCACCGCTTTTACTTGCTATTCGATTATCTGGTGAAAAATCAAATAATGATGCAGTCTCCCCGAAGGGTGCAAAATCAGTAATGCAATTTATGCCTGATACTTGGAAAGAATATAGTAACGGTGGTAAACGAGATATTAATAATCCTGCAGATACGATCGACGCTTCTTTAGATTTTATAGACTGGATTAGTAAAAAATATAAAACTAAAGACCCAATTGTTATTGCTGCTTATTACAACGGTGGTGCTAATGCAGCTTCAGCAGTTCTCAAAGGGGGGCAACCACCTGCTTCAGAAACTCGAAACTATATTCAACGAATTGATAAATGGCTAACAAATGATTTTGGCAAATATGCAAATCAACCTGCTAAATCCCGTGAATCTGCATACAACGAAATTTGGAATAGCAACGCTCCTGTTGAAGTAAAGCAAAAAGCTTTAGTAGCAACTGATCGATATTATAGTGGGCTCGATAAAGCCAAGAAGGATAAACAAGATCAAAGCTATAGCAGTTTGTACAATGGAATTATTTCTGGGCAATACACATTTGAGCAAATCCCCGCTGCAAATATCACAGCCCTAGAACCAAATCAAATTAATAGTTTAAAGTCAGTAAGTAAGGCAACATACGAAAAAGATGTTAAAACCGACCCAATTACTTTAAGTATGATAATGCTGAATAAAGATGAATTATTGAAAGGTAAACCGCAATCAGTACTACATCAATATGCTGATAAATTATCGCCTACTGATTATAAAGAAGTAACCAAGGTTTATGCTGAAGTAAACGGTTTAAAGGACGCCAAGAAAAAAGAAGAAGAAACATTTTTGGTAAATGACTCTACTATATCAAGTGCTTTAAAACCATATTTGGGAATGATCGGCATTACTAGCACTACTGATAAAAAGCAGTTAGAACACTATAACGCTGTTAAAACAGATTTAATGCAAACGTTATTAGAAGCTGAAGCGAAAAACGGGAGTCATTTAACTTGGGATCAAGTGAATCGTGTTGTATTGAAGAATGTTAATCGTCAAGTTCAAATTACCACTTCAAGACCTTTCTTTGATGATAAGGTTGAATTGAATCGCGTTTATAATCAGGTTAAAAGTAAGAGCGATATTACTGACTCAATGAGAACAAAAATTGATAACATATTTAAAAAGCAGGGTAGAAATCCGAATAACGTAACGGATGCTGAATATATCAATGCTTATTATTCAATGATGAGAAGAGGTTTCTAGTGAAACGAAGTTTTTTAATGGTCTGCACTTTAGCTCTACCTTTACAAGTTTTTTCGGCTGAAGCTGCTTTACAACCATACCCAGTTACTTTAAAAAAATTACCTCAACAGGAATTTGGTCAATTAGTTTATAAATTAATGCCCAACAAAAATGAAGAAAAGCTATATTGGGATTTTCGTTCTAATGATAAATCTATTATCTGGCTAGATAGTTTTTATGTTGAGAAAAAGTTAGAAGATGGAACTTTTCATTCAAGTAGAAAGGGTGTTGCACGTGTAAATGTTCTTGGCAAGAAAAGCACTATTGTAGACCATCGTACTTATGAACTTCCTTGGTCAGTAATGATGGAGGGTACCGTTGGTAAATTTGGTCCAAACACAATTTCTCTATACCCTGCCACGGTATCACGTGAAAATGAAAATATCTGTTTTGGTGAAAATTTTGATAATTGTGAATTTTCCCCATTTAAGTCTTTAACTAAAGCAAATATTAAATTTAAAAAAGTGTGTGAAAAAAATTTCGGTGCATTGAACTTTGAAGAAGCTTATCTTTTAACTTCGCCTAATAAAAAAGCAGTGTATGGGATTTGGCAGTCAAGTAGTGGTTCTGGCGGAACAAGTAACTTATTTAGAATGGACTATTCCGAAAACCAAAAACAGGTTTGCGATAGTTTGATGGGCGGACTGAATAGTTAAGCTGTCAACAGCAAAAGGCAGTCTAAGCAATAACAGCATTTAAGATTACAAATAACCGTAGTCTTAAGTGCTTTTATTATGTCTGATCAAAATGCAAATCTTACAATTGGTCAATTATTTGAACTAAACCAAGGCAAAAATCCAACGCAAATTGCGGACACTGAAGCCCGTGCACAAAAAGCTGCGCGCTCATTGGGGCTAGATTACAGCAAAATAACAGAAAGTCCTGAGCAAGTCGTATCTGTTGCTGACGAAATCAACACACAAAAACGAGTGAATGAAGTTATTGCTAGTGATCCTGTCTTGGGTAAATATGCTCTTAACCCAAGTCAAGCGGCGGTTTCACTTGATGACTTTGAAAATCTAAAAGGCATTAGTGATAAAGTTTCGTTACTCGGTTCAAGCCTTAATAAACCGCATGAAAATATTACTTATCAAGACATCCAACAAGTCTTAAATAAAGGCACTTCACCAGAACAAAAAAAGCGATTAAAAGAACTTGGTGTTTACGAAGAACCGCAAAAACAGATCAAGCCAAATGTTAACCCTAATTTATTAGATACATTAAGCACAACATTAGTTCCTCAAACGTCGGAGCAAGTGTTCAAAGAAAACTATGACCGTATTAAGAAAAATGCGGGTGTAATGTCTGCCGAACGGTTTAAAAAATATTATGAAAACCAAGTCTATTGGATGGAGCATACTGCAAGCGCTGAACCTTCTAACCCACAGGAGCAAGGTAATCGATACGTAAATGCGGCTATTCGTGCTGTAGCTGCAATTGGTCAAACTGAAGGTGCAGTAATCAATGCGGCCACTGGAAACGATAGCCTACTTAATTTAGCAACACGTGTTAAAAACAGAGCGGCACCATCTCAAGAAATGTCACAAGCGCTTTATCAAGCGCAGCTTGCAGCACAGACAAATGATGCAGGTGTATTGGGTGCTGCGCAAGAGTTGGTTAGCAATGCCGATGCGGGCCTAGTAAGTGAATTTTTAATTGAACAAGCTCCTCCGGCTTTAGCTGGGTATTGGGCAGGCGCGGGGGCGGGTGGGCTTTTATCAAATTCGCTTATCCGAAATACAGCTAAATACGCCCCAATGGTGATGAACTTAGAAAAGGCAGCTAATTTAGTTCGTGGTGTAACTGCGGCAGGGAATGCAGCACAAGGCGCATTAGGTGCAGGCACGGCAGATGCTTTGGTGTCATATGGGCAGAATATGGCAGAAGCCCGTGAGAAGTTCTTAACTCGCCAAGAACAGATTGATTATGCAGCTGCAAAAACTTGGGGTTCAGTTAAATATTCAGCCTTAGGCGGTGCGTTAATGCCTGTAACTTTTGGCGGCCCTTTGCGTACTGTAGGTGGTCAAGCTGTCATTCAATCCGCTGCGGGTATGTATTCCGTAAAAGGTGCAGCCGATGCAGTTGGAGAAAAGGCAGACCCTGTTGAAATGGCCCTTGAGGGTTTATTAGAGGTTGCAACCACTGCGCCTGAAGTGGCGATAATGTCTGCTGAAAAAGTTAAAAATCAGCGTACAGCACAATTTGCATTAGACCAATTAAGAGCAGATCAGCAACAAGATGCGGTTCGCTCAACCACGTTTGCTGCTGTGCTTAATAATCTTATCGATAACAATAAAGAGAGTAAAACGGCACAGCGTGATGAAGCCGCAAGTCAAGCCTTTATTAAACAAGCTATCGAAGAACACGGTGCAGTTAACGAAGTCTACATAGATGGGCAAACGTTCAACCAGTTATTGCGTGATCGCAACATTGAGCCGACCGATTTATTTGAACGTGCGCCGAGTCTGCAAGATCAATTGGGTACCGCTGAAACATTTAATGGCACTGTGCAAATACCCGTAGATGAGTTTGTATCCGCAATGTCTGTCATTGAGCATCCAACAGATTTTGTTGAGAATGTCCGTTCAGACCCTAATATGCCGACTTACCGTGAAGCGCAAGAGAATCTTGCAAAAACCACTGAGCAAATGCAGCAAGAAGCCAATACATATATGGCTGAGCAAGCGCGTTTTGAAAATGCGGAAAGTGCTAAGGAGCTAGTAGCGACTGAAGTGCAAAACCAATTGGCTAAAGTTGGAACATTTACAGCTAAGTATAATCGTGCTGCGGGGGAATTAACTTCCGCTTTCTATTCAACCTTGGGCGATAAACTTGGTATTAGTGCAAAAGATGCTTTTGACCGTTACCCGATTCGTATTGCAGATGAGCCTACCACGGATAAGGGCACTTCATTTAATCAAAGTGCTACACCAGAACAAACAATCTCAGTAGATGATTTTGTTAAGAGTATTAAAAAACAATATGGAATTGAATTAGGTCTAAAAGGTAGCCCATCAAGTAATGTTCTTTCATTGCATAAAATCGTTGTGCCTGAAGCAATGCGCAATCAAGGCACTGGTACAAATGCAATGCAAGATATTATTAAATATGCAGACTCACAAAATAAAACTATTGCCCTTACGCCTAGTTCTGATTTTGGTAGTAATAAAAAAAGACTTACAGATTTTTATAAAAAACTTGGTTTTGTTGAAAACAAAGGTCGCAATAAAGACTATGAAATTTCTGAAAGCATGTACCGTGCACCAAACGGTCGTAAATATAATCAAGCGAATGGTGGTACACGCGGTTCAATTACTTTCACAATTGGTCAAGATGGTTCAACAATTGTTCTAAGCAAAAATGCAGACTTCTCTACATTTGTGCATGAGCTTGGGCATCATTTCTTAGAAATGAATATGGAACTTGCATTAAGTCCCGATGCGCCCGCACAAGTCCGTGCTGACATGGAAACAGTAATGAAGTGGGCATCACCAGAAACAACCGATCTTGGCGAGTGGGACTTTTTCACCGATGCAGAAAAAACAGAAGTACATGAAAAATTTGCAGAAACTTTTGAACAGTATGTATTTACAGGTAAAGCACCAAGCGCGGCGTTAAAGCAAGTTTTCAATCGCTTCAGACAATTCATGATTGCTGTGTACCGGAACATTGAAAAGTTTATGGGTATCAATGACCGTGCAGAATTGAACAACGATATTACGGGTGTAATGGACCGCATGCTTGCATCATCAAGCGCTATTGCTGAAGCACAAGCCGCGTCAAATCTTGAAATGTTAATTCATCAAGATGATGCAATGCGCCTTGGAATTTCGCCAAAAGATTATGACGAAATGCGCCAAGATCATGAAATTGCTACAGAATTATCTATAAATACATTAGAGCAAAAATCACTTCGAAATATGGTTTGGTACCAAAAACAAAAGTCTAAGTATTTGAAAACATTGCAAAAAGAAGCAGATAAAAAACGCGCTGCCGTTCGTGAAGATATGGCAAAAGAAATTGCGCAAGAACCTGTATATCAAGCTATGGCATTTCTACGTCAACCGCTTGACCCTGTTGTTAAACGCGATTCAACAAAGGTTGAACCTGAACGCGATAATTTATTTGAAGCAATTGCCAAGTTTGGCGGACTGGATGCTAATGAAGTAGAAAGTACTTGGGGTATTGATGAGGCCTCTAAAACAAAATCAGGTATTGGCAACAAGCCTGTTGTGCGTTCTTCAAAATCAAAAGTAAAAGGCCTGTCGATTGAATCAATGGCTGAGAAGCTTAGCGAAGAAGGGTATTTAACTTTAGATGAACACGGCAAATTTGATACAAGCGAACTTGAAGATAAGTTTGCGGACCAGTTGCGCGGCGTTAATCAATATTCTAATCAAGTGGACCCTGAATTATTAGACTATTCGCAAGACATGGATTTATTGCAACGCTTTGCAGAAGGCCGTACAACTAAAGGCAAATTGTCACTCGATTGGATAGAAGCTAAATACGGCCGTGACAGTGACATTTACCAAAGCATTTCTAAAGGTGCATATGGCTTTGCGCAGCGTGGAGGTGAAAACCCCGATGTTGTTGCTGAAATGTTCGGTTATGAAAGCGGTGATGCATTGATTCGTGATTTGCTTAATTCACCAAGTCCTAAGCAAAAAATTGATGAGCTCACGGATGCGCGCATGGCTGTGCAATATTCTGAATTTTTCGATCAACAAAGTATTGTTGAAGCAGTTGAAGCAGCATTACACAATGATGTTCGTGCGCGCATGCTGTCCGCAGAAATGGCCGCGCTAAATGGTTTACTTGGTCGTAAGTCTGCTTTGAATGAAGCAGCAAAAGCGGTTGCACAAGACATTGTACAGCGCCAAAAAATTAAAGATATTCGACCACATGTACGTGCACAAGATGATGCACGTTTAGGGCGAATGGCTAATGATGCATTCCGTAAGGGTGAAACCGTAGAAGCCGCACGCCATAAGCGTAACCAGTTGGTACAGTTCTATGCGACTAAATACAGTTACGATGCAAAAGACCAAATTCAAAAACACCTTGATATGGTTAAGAAGGTTTTTGGCAATAATGAGAAGTTGGCTAAAAACCGTGACTTTGATTTTGTGACCGCTGCACGTGGCATTTTGGGTAAATATGATCTTGGCCGCGAATCTACAAATTACGAGCATCAATTAGAGTTAATTCGTAAATACGACCCGACCACTTATGCTGAAATCCAGAACATCGGCGCATTACCTGAAAACCAAAACTATCGTGAATTAACGCTTGAGCAATTTAATGCCGTTATGTCGGCAGTTGAAACGCTTTGGCATCGATCTAAAGAAAATAAGATTTGGCATACAACCAATGAAGCTTTTGAACGTGAACATGTCCGTGAAGAACTAATACAGCAATCAAGCGGCAAAAAAAGTATTGAGAAAATTCAGCAAAATCTACTTGGCAAAAACAAGACTGCCGAACTCAAAGCAAAATTCATGGAATTAGGTGCTTCAGCAAAACGTGTTGACCAGGTGGTGACTTGGTTAGATGGTGGGCCAAGCGGTAAATTCCGCACTTATTTAGTCAACCCTATGCAAGACGCGTTGGCTAAATACAGAACTGAAAAGGCCAAAATGCTTAAAGAAGTGGTCGATACCTTTGAAGGTTTCGGTAAGTTGGATAACTCAAAAATTGCCGCACCTGAATTGAATAATTTTACATTCGTGGGTAAACAGTCCTTACTTCATGCCATTTTGCATACAGGCAATATGAGCAACAAAGAGCGTTTAGTTTTGGGTTATGGTTGGGGCGCACGTCTAGAAGATGGCTCTGTTGATTTCAGTGCTTGGGATAAATTCTTTAATCGTATGATTAATGAAAATGTGATTACCAAAAATGATATGGATACTATCCAAAAACTTTGGAATCTATTTGATAAGTACAAAGAGCAAGCGCAAATCACGCATAAGAAAATTAACGGTCGATATTTTGATGAGTTACCACGTACACCAATTAGTACGCCTTTTGGGGAGTATGAAGGCGGCTATGTGCCGGCTGCTTATGACCGTATGCGCTCAAACGAGCAAGACCGCATTCAAGATAAAAATTTAGCCGAAAACAACTTGCAGGCTTTAGATATTGCAACCACTGGCGCAAACTTCACTAAGTCACGTGCGGATCGATATCACGATCAACTTGAATTGGATATGTCCCGTTTACCAAGTCATCTTGATAAAGAGCTGCGCTACATTCATCTTGAATTACAGATTCGACAAATCGGACGTTTATTACTAAATAAAGATTTCAGAAATGAAATTGAACGTGTGATGCCTTTCGGTGTTAAGCAAGTCTTTAACCCTTGGTTAAAAGCAATCGCAAATCAGACCGTTGATGAAAGCTCAGGGGTTCATTTGCTAGATAATATTTTCCGTGTGTTACGTCGTAATACAGGTATTGCAATTATGGCAGGTAACTTGAAAAACGCCATTGAACAATTCACAGGGTTTACACAAGTTTCAGTGGCGGTACCGCCTAAACAATTGCTGAAAGCACAGGCACATTATTTTACGTCTGTGGCTACGCGTGAAGACATGGCAAATAACATTATGGAAATGTCTGACTTCATGAAAACACGGTTCGATCGTGCGGCCGATGAATATCGTTATGCCGTGGACGAAATTGTTTTCCAAAAGGGTGCAATTCAAACAGTGAAAGATTTCACCATGAAACATGCCTATGTATTGCAAACAACGATACAACGACCAATGGAAATGATTTCTTGGCAAGCTGCATTCAATCATTACACGGAGCAGGGATATACACAGTATGACGCAGTGCATGCAGCTGATGCGGTTATTCGCCAATACATGACAGATATGTCACCTGAAGGTATTTCAAATCTTGAACGCGGTACACCTGCTAAACGTATGTTTTTGATGTTTTACAACTGGTTCAATATGGTTTGGAATACATCTGTTTCGGAAGCGAAGTTAGCTCTTGAAGCAAGTAACGGTTCATGGGTGCAAGCTTCGCCTAGATTGGCCTATGTTGCGTTGATGATGGTTTCAATCCCTTCTATGTTGTCTGAATTGCTAAGTGTAATATTTGCAGGCGGTTTACAAGATGACGATAAAGACGGCGAAAAGTGGGATGACCTTTCTGCAAGACTCGCTTTATCACAATTAAAAATGCTCTCTGCGTTCGTTCCTTATGCGGGTAACGTGGTAAACGCTGCGATTAGCAACACCGATAATAATGTGATGAATGACCGTTATACCGCTTCACCAGTGTTCAGCATGGGTGAAAGTGGACTTTCATTGATTCAACATTTCAAACGTTCCTTGGATGAGGACAAAGAAGTAAACCAAAGTAAAGCGGCAAAAGACTTAATGAATACAGCGACGCTTGCTACTGGTATCCCGTTTGCTGTTTTGGGTAAGCCTTTTGGGTATTGGCTAGATGTAGCTCAAGGTAAGAAGGACGCACCAGACAGCATTTACGATGCAACTCGCGGAACGATTACAGGAAAACATGCATCTGAAGATGATAAGTAATTATTTGGCATGATTAATAGTTATTTCTCGTTATTTAACAATAATTTGCCTAAAAATTATAGTTGACTCCGTAATTTTGATAGTTCAATATCTAACCAAATTACGGAGTTTTTCGCATGAATTATTTAGTTATTAAAAATCTAGGTCACGGTTTTTATTTAGGTAAAGGCAACGTCAGACAAGGTGGTAAAGAATTTGTTGTTTTTAAAAGCAACAAAGAAATGTTTATAGGCGTCGAGTCTTACAAATACGATGAAGCAAGCAACAAATTGCTTTGGGAAGGGGTAGAGGATTTAGGGATGACAGTTGTAGGCTTCGCGGATACTGAAGAAGATGCATTGGATTTAGCATTTTGATAAGTGTCTGTTGACACTGCACGATCTGTAACCATCCTATTATTTGTAAGCTTACCTAAAATTGGCTGTAGAGAATACGGCCTTTTTTATTGGTGAGTTTATGACTGTTTCTGTTACTGAACGGCTTAGTCCTTTGTACGAAGGTAATGGGACTAATACACGTTTTGATTTTACCTTTCGCGTTTTTAATCAGGAGGATGCTACGGGTGTTTCTGTAAAGCATCAAGTAGGGGCCGATTTCGAAAATGTTGATGAAAATCTTTATACGGTAACGCTTAATGAAGATAACTTGGGCGGTTATATTACTTTTTTAAATGCACCAGTTGTAGGATTTCAATTTTATATTGCAGGTGAAACTCCTGTTGATCAGGCGTTAGATATAACTAACTATGATAACTTCTATCCAGATGCTATCGAACATTCCCTGGATAAGTTAACTTCTATCTTGCAAGAATGGGCGCATTCACTGGGATTAGAAAAATTATCTCGCGATAAAGCTTTAGAGATTTTAGATCAGGCGATTCAAAATCAAATCAGAGAACAAGGGTTAGCACTTGATCAAATAGATTCATATTCAAAAGACCTAGCTAATCGCATAACAAATATTGTAATTGAAAGAGGTTGGTTAGCGGAACTTATAGCAGATGGGGTAGAAAATCAAAAAGAGATTAACGATAAAAATATTCAAGAAGTTCAAGACGTGTCTGCCTTACGTCAGTTAAACGTACGTAAAGATGGGCAACTTGTTCGGACAAACTGTCATACAAAAAAAGGTTTCGGCGGTGGTATTTATCGTTTTGAATCACTTTCAAGCAAAGTCGACAATGACGGTACTTACATAGCGTCAAATGTTGCATCTGGCACGTGGGTATTACAAGACAATTTGAAGTTTGAGCACTTTGGTGTAACTGATGATAATATCGATCAGTCAACAAGAGCCCAAAAATGTATAGATTATGCATTGGCAAATGCAATCACATGCTATGGTTTTGAGAAAGCATTCAAATGTCGTATTGATAATACGCTAGTTTTTAATGCAGTCCCAAATCCTGCAGACTGGGGGATGCCAACAGATCGCACAGAAGTGACGATGAATGGTGCTAGTTTTGTATCAACAGTAAATAATTTAACATACATCCGTATCTTACGTGATCGTGTTGAATTTAAAGATACTTTGGCTATGGATGGGAAAGGCTCAACTGGTCAGATTGGTATAGCATTAGGTTATGAAAAAACAGATGACCCGATGGACACATCTTTGCGTCGATCAGCATGTTTCATGGTTTTAAATGGGTATTTCCCCGCAAATATTGACATTGGTATTAAATCGAATATCCCGCGTTCAATTAACGGCTCTGCTTACGGTATGTATAACCACAAAGTATTCAATTTTGATGCTCGTCATGTGAATATTGGGTGGTACGCAGATAAAGGATTTGCTGATGATCCGGTTACAAACAAATTAACTCGTACACGTGTATTTGGATTTGGTCATATTGATGGCTCATGCTCCTTCTATATGTTGGCATGTGAATCTTTTAAATGCTATGGATACAGTGGCGAACACTTAAAACGTGACGATGCTCGTTTACCAGATGGCAAAGCAGTTGGCTGGTATTCTCCAGAAAAATCAAATCCAATTGACACTTATCAAAACTCTTATAACTATATCAGCGGTTTCATTGAACAATCATATCGAGAATATGTTAACCAAAGTCCTTTTTTCACGTGGGATGTTCAGAGTTGGTTTACGGAAACTTCAATTGATGTAGCTAAGCAAGGCGTTGCTGAACTTTCGCTTTCAAAAATGGGAATTGGCTCAAATGGTACATTCATTGAAAATAAATCTGTTAAAGATTTTCACTTTAAAAATGGCGGGTTTAGAACCGCAGTTGTGACAATTACATCAAATTCAGCAGCAAACGCATCATTACCCGATTTTTACAAAAATAAGGACTTCTACGGGAATGTGCAATGGTTGCCGATGGCAAACGATTTTGAAGATACCGGTTTACTTATATTGACTGATTTTTTCTATTCAGATGGTGGATTTAGACAGTTTGTTTCACAGTACAGGAATGGCGCATGGTCACCTTGGGGGGATTTATCTTACAAGTATGGTATTGGTAATAACGATATCTCTATCATAAATAAATCTTTAGATACTTTTAAGTTTGTCAGTGGTGGTGTTCGTTTTGCTCAAGTGACAATTACTGGCGAAGATGAAGTTTCGGGTCGTTCATGTCCGAACGGCAGTTATTTTTACGGAGCTATTCAATGGATACAGACAAATGAAACCGAAGGTAAGCAGATCGCTTATAGTACAGCACCCGGTTCGAATAGTAGTCGATCATATGTGAATGGCGCATGGACGAACTGGGTTGATCTTTAATACACATCAAACCATTACAAGCCCTAGCTTTAAATAGCTTAGGGCTTTTTACTGTCAACAGATTTCGATACTTATAAAACACCAATACCTAAAATAATGAAAACATTAAACGGTGGCAAAAATGAACGACCCATTAACTATTAAATCTTTACCTTGGGTAATTAAAATCTGGGCGGCGGTAATGGGCGGCATTTTTGCTCTCATGCTTAGCGGTGATATTGATACTGAAGGAAAAATTAAAATTAATTTAAGTGTAATTCTTAAATTATCAATCAGCATCACAATTAGCTTATACGGCGGTTCTGCTTTTATTGAATACCAAGATTTGGGGAATCTTCACCCTATGACACACGGTTTCATCATGTTGATTTTTGCAGTTTTCGGAATGCTTTTAATTGGCATCTGGTACCAAGCGATTAGGTTATGGAAAGGCAAAACAATCAGTGAATTAATCACTGAAGTTAAAGAGTCTTTCAAAGCGCTGTTTAAATAGGAGAGTGCAAATGTCAGTAGAAAAATATATTGATGATCTTATCAAACGTGAAGGTGGTTTTGTAAATAACCCTAACGACCGTGGCGGTGCAACTAATTATGGAATCACTGAAGCAGTTGCGCGTGTAAATGGTTGGAAAGGTCCAATGCGTGATTTACCTTTGGATTTGGCAAAGCAAATTTATAAACAGCAATATTGGATTAATCCGCGTTTTGACCAGGTTAATACCTTATCTCCTTTAATTGCTGAAGAGTTGCTTGATACTGGTGTTAACTGTGGAGTAGCTTTCGCAAAGCCTTTATTACAACGTGCATTGAATCTATTGAATAACCAAGGTAAAGGCGGTTGGCCTGATTTAGCCATTGATGGTATTTATGGGTCAGCTACGTTAGGGGCATTAAAAATTTTCCTTGCTAAACGTGGTAAAGACGGTGAGAAAGTGATGCTTAAAGTTCTGAACATTATGCAAGGGCAACGTTATATTGAAATTTGCGAACGCAATCCCACGCAAGAGCAATTCTTCTATGGTTGGATTAGCAACCGGATCGCATAAAGTGTTTTTGTGTAAGAGAACCAAGCTAGCAACTTTTATCACTCTATTGTGTATTCTGTTTTCAGGATGCACAGCGCATTCAATCAATAACAATATTCAAGTATCATTATGCGTAAAGGCACTTTGAGTTTATAAAATGGCGCAAGTAATGATTATGGTTATGGAGGCAGGCAAGGCTGAGCACACATGCAACTTGCTTGCTGACATAAACAAAAACGGTGAAGTAACCAAGCTCTATGATTATAACGGCAATGAATTAAAAATTAACTTTTTGCAAAACCAAGTCTATTACAACAAAACTTGGTGGCAATTTGCCAAGAAACAAGATACTTAAAATAAAGCCCCTAAATAGGGGCTTCTTATTATGCGGCGTTTAGCATTTTGGCTATTTCAGATGCAGTCGGATTGTAATATGTATTAACTAATACACTAATAGTTTTGTGCCCTGTAATTTTAGCAAGAATCTCAACAGGCAAACGATAGTCATGAACAAAGCGAGTGATTGCTTCGTGTCTTGAATCGTGAAAAGTAATAACCCCATCTAACCCAACACGGCGTAAATTACGCTGCCAAATAAGTCTAAATGCGTTTGATGTTAAAGGGACCATACGACTATCGTTTAGATCGTCTGGCAACCAAGAAAGCATTTCTTTTGCTTTAGCTGTTAGGGGTACGTCACGAGATGAGCCGTTCTTGGTGTCTAATAGTCGGATAAAGTCGGTAAAGATTAGTGACTTTTGTACGCTTAGAATTTCACCTTTACGCATTGCTGTCTCAAGGGCGAATAGAAAAGACCACGCGACACGGTGTCTCGGCTGTGTTGGTGTTTTACCCCATTCATAATCCAAGCCTTTAATTACCTTATTAATATGGTCATCGCTAATACGTTGGTGCCTTGGCGGAGGTGCTGAAGGCTTTGTAATTTCTTTGAATGGATTTTCTTTAGTTAAAAATAGTTCTTTTCTTGCAAAGTCAAAAACTGAACTATACATAGCCATTTCTCGAATGACTGTTGCACCTTTAACTTGTTTTAGGCGCTTATCACGCCATTGCTTGACTAGGGCAGGAGTTAGGTTGTGTATAGATTCATCTGCAAGTTCGCCCCAATTTTTCTTTAAGCATTTAAGCATTTGCACAATTAAACGGGCGCTTTTCATTTTGCGACCTTCATCTTGATAATACTTATCAAAAAGGGCTTGAAAAGAAATATGGATTTTTTCAGGTTCTGATGTTGGTTGTTCAGACTGTAATTCTAATAGTTTGGTTGCTGCCCACTGTTCACACTCACTTGCTGTGTCACGAGTGGCAGCGTAGCGCTTGCCCTTAAAACGAACTTCAATACGCCAAGCGTTGCCGCGACGGGTCGGTTTCTGCATTTTTAACACTCCAAATTTCATGGTGGCGCACTGCCGACAAAAATTGAAGATGTACAAATGACACCCACTTTTTTGGCGGCGGCACGGAAATATAAAGCGTTTTTTAATGTGAAATATGGATATTTTGAATATCCATAGCTGACCTATCGACAATAAAAAACAAGCCAAAAGGTTACTGGAACCTTTCAGCTTATTGATTTTTAACAACAAATTTTGGAGCGGGAAACGAGACTCGAACTCGCGACCCCAACCTTGGCAAGGTTATAATATTTTAAATAAATCAATTGCTTAAAATTGAGTGGTGGCGCAGTGGGGGCAGGGAGATTTTATTGTAATAAAATATTTATTTTATATCGTTTTATGAGCAAAATAGATATTAATAACATTCCATTACATAAACAAAAGGAAAAAAGATAGTGTCTGTAAAAATTACGGGAAATTTAAAAGGTTTAAAACAGCTTACTAAAAATGCTGAAAAATTAAAACAGAAGGGTGGCGCTTCCTTTACTGAAATTGTGAATCCTGATTTTATAAGCTCAAATACCGATTACAGTGATATCTTTGATTTATTTAAACATGCGGGTTTTGAAATTGAGACAGTTGAACAAATTGAAAATATTCCTGAAGAAGATTTAGACAATTTCATCAGGGAAAACACTAGGTTTGAAAGTTTCGTTGATTTACAGAAAAAAGCAGCATCGGATTATATGAGAAAGCAACTTTTCAGTGGATTAAAATAATTAAAGGCGCATATAGCGCCTTTTTTAATTTTTCCGTCTTGCTTGCCTTTGGGCTTTAGCCTTATTTAGATTATCTAAAATTGGCATGACAGTAGCGGGACTATAAAGGTGCTTCCCATCACCGCCAAGATTAAACGCTCTTAATTCATCAATAATGGTTTTTCTTGATAAATTGTACCGTTCCATTAACCATGAAGCCGGCACACGGTTTGGTATTTCCTCCGCTTTAATTTCTAAAACCTTACCGATGTTTGGTACATCGTCATGTATAAAAATTTGAGGCGGTTTTTCAGATTCAACTACAACAATATATTTTCCCATCTTTATACACCTTATGTTTTAGCAATGTTCTCAGGAGTAATCACAGAGGGTCAGCAATGCGATTACACCTGTAGAACATTGCTAAGAATGTTCATTAGAAATATTTAAAAAGGCATGTCTTCCAAATGCTCTGTTTTAATAACTGGGTCAGGAATATGAAGGGTGCAACTTGATACCAAAACATGAAATTCTTCACCAGGATTAAGTTTCGCCAATCGATGTGCTTCACGTTCAGCACTCGCATAACTTTCATGTTTATAAGTAGGATTGCCGCGGCCCTCGCTCCAAACTAAATAAAATGGTTTCATGACTGTTCAGCTCCTTCTATTAGTTTCTCTTTGGCAAACAAAGCTTCTGCACCATCTTCAGTAAAACCGATATCTATTAAGAAAAAACCATGTGGTGCAATCGGATCCCATTTAGATAAATCCGATGAGTCCATAATTTCCAAAAATTGATCATCAGAAACACTTCCTTCTAAATAAAGTCGAGTAGTGACAATATTGAAGTGCTCCTTTAGTTGATCCCAATCGCCTTGACTTAACCATTCTTGATCAGCATGATTGTCATCTAGATATTTAAGAAATTCAGGATGTACCCAACAACCCATTTCATCCCGGATGATCTCAGTTGGTTTTAATTGATTAATCATCCCTCAGCTCCCGATTCGCTTGCCACTTCAACCATCAAAGAATAAATAGGCGTGTAATGATCACGAGTCCCATCGCCCCAATGGAATCCACTATTTTCTAAACAGCTAACAACGCTGTCTGGAATCTCTTTCGGTACCAAACAGTAACCCTCTGGCACCGCCTGATCTTTGGCTTTTATCTGCCATAATTCCCAACCTAGTTGAGCCTTAGAATTTGTATATTCACCATCTTCAAGTTCAAGTTCGCGCTGCTTACCGCCAACACTTAAATAAGCTTCCTCAAACTCACTTCTTAACTTATGCAAATCTGTCATGCTGCCACCTTTGTTTTTAAAATGTTGTGAGCTTTCAAACGTTGGCGTAGGGTGCCACGGTTCAGGCCAAGCAATTCGGCTGCCTTAGTTTGGTTGCCCCGTGTTTTGATCAATGTTTCTTCAAGTAAAGGCTTTTCTAGGAGTGCCATTACTTCTGCATGTGCATTGGTTGTGTTGGACTCAAGTGCAGCTCTAATTTGATCGAGTGAAACAACGGTTGTTGTAGTCATGCTGCTACTCCTGCATTAATGATTTTGAAAAGAGGGTTGAGGGCGGTAATATCCAGTTGTTTTTTGGCGCGGGTTGCGGCCACATATAACAGGCGTGCTTCATCTGGTGTTAATGGCTTTTCACCTTCAGAAACTGCCTCTTTATAGAAATAGTCACCGCCCAACTTGACCTTGTTAAATTCAAGGCCTTTTGATTTATGAGCCGTTGTCACAACACAGTCATAGTCGTTTGAACTGCTTTTTAATAAAGCTTCAATAAGTGCGTTTTCGCCTACTTTTTCAATCAAGCTCACAAGTGGTTTGAGGTCACTGTTTGAAACTTCGTGACTGTATTCAAGCACTTCTTCCCAAGTACTAAATCCTTCAAATGCACTTCCATCGGCTACGCGTACACCTGCTTTAACCTTTTTGGCATCTTCAATATTTTTAATTAAAGTAGCTGTATCAACTTCAAGACGTGGTTCACGCCCTAACTGGATAAGCTCAACCATGTGCGAAAGGGCAGCGGCATTAGTCCGGAAAATAATTGCATCGGCAACGCTGTCATGAACTTCACAAACTTGTGATTCAATTTGTTCAAAACCGCGTAAAGGAATTTCTTCATCTAGCACATTGAATAGAATTTTGTTTGCTAGGTCTGCAATATCTTTACCAAAACGGAATGACTGGCTTAGTCGGGTTTCAGGTATTTCAAGCGATTGCATTGCATTTACAGCACCACGAAATGCATAGATTTGTTGGTGTCTGTCACCAACATAAATGACCTGAGCGCCTTGATTATTTAGAACGTTAAGCATGATCGGGTCAGCATCTTGTGCTTCATCAAACAAAATAAAATCTGTGTTGATGACTGGTTTACTGAGTGCCCAATATTTTAAATAGTGGTCGTGCTCTAAACGGTTAACACCGAACGGGTCAAGAATGTCTTGCCAATAATCATTGGCCTTAGGTAAAAGAATTTTTGCAAGTTCAGCTCGATAAGTTTCTTCCATCCAATCAGGTAGAGCAGCATAAACTTGTGCCAACTGGATTTCTGAATAATTAGATCGGCAAAAATAACCAATGGCATTAATTAAAGATGTAGCCATACGTTTATTATTGAATAAACGTTTTTGGTCATCTTCACCACGCTGTTTAGTTAAGGCCACAGGTACTTGATACGATTCAAGGTCATGACGTGATGCAATTTGATTCGACATTAAGCGACGGTTACTAAGTTTTTTGGTAAACCAACGTGGTACCGAATTAAATGCAAGACTATGGAAAGTTTTGCAGCGAACGTTTCGATTAAATTTGCTTTCTGCTTCAGTAGCAATTGCTTTGTTAAATGCCAAGTACATACCAGATTGATAGCTTTTAGCATTACCAATCAATTTAAGTGTTGATGTTTTCCCTGCGCCTGCATAAGCCGTAACCTTGCAAGACTCACCATTAATTGCCATATCAATGGCTTGTTTTTGTTCAAAAGTTGGTTTCATGGGTGAATTTCCCTAAGCACCCTTAAAATTAAGGGCGCTCGAATAAAAATTACGTAAAAAGTGTTGGTGAGTTAAGCGGTTAATTCAGCCGTTTTTCTTTCAAATAATGCACTGACAGAATCAATTTGTGCATCAGTTAAGAATGATGTATTCGGTTCAAATTGCTTTTCCATAATTGAATTGATAGCTTCAATTGAGTTTGCAACTTCCAAATCATCTACAAGCTGAAGATAGAATTTCTGATTTGCGTATGCGTTTTTAATTTCAGTCTGTGCCGGTTCGCCAAGATCAGAAGGAATGGTTGAGCCAAGTGTTTTTAAATCTGCTAGATTTTCAACTTTCCCAATATCCTCGATGCATTTTTCAACATCAAAAGAGACTTTTAATTCAAACACCTTGTCTTGCTGTTCTTCACGTTCTGCCAACTGAGCCTTTAACCCCGCAGCACCTTGATGTTTTGGAAGTCTTGATGGTTCAGGTGTTACATCAATTTCTTTATCACGCTCTTCTTCAGCTACGCCAAAGCCTTTTAGAATATCGGTGAACTCATCACGTAATGCCCATCCACGTGCACGCATTTGCATCATACGTTTAGGATATTGTGTCCAAGGGCCTTGCTTACTTAATAAACCTGCACGTTTAGCATCTTCTTTAGTGAAAGTTTTGGTTACAGCTTTTTGGCCTTTACGCTTAACTGTACAAGTCGCCATATCTTCTGTTTGAGTTTCTTCAAACTGTTCAAGTAATCCTGAGCTACGCACAAGAGCAAGCACAGCGTCTCCCCAAAGAGAAGGGCGACCATTAATCACCGCAATGTTTTGCATTGCTTGAAGTGGTTGTAATCCAATTTCAGCACCCCATTGCATTGCAACTAAAATGTTGCCTGGTTTTTTCTGGTAGTCCTTTGGAACAATTTCAGAGTTTGCCAATAAATCCGCAACCTGCATTGCTTCAGCTAATGTGGTTGGAGTTAAAAAGCCAGTGTTTTGAACTAATGCATTCATGATAAGTTTCCTTAAATTAGAGATTCTTTAAATTTGGTTGCGATGCGAAAAACTCGAGTACTGCTAGTACTGCAATATTTTTCAAAAAGTTCAGGTTCTTTTTCCTTCAACACTTTGGTATCAATGCGTGTTGAAGATTGAGCTTTATAGGTGCAGATAGCTTTACCTTGACTAATCATCATTTCAGCATCTTGCATAGAAGTTGCGATTTCTAACTTGATAGCTTCTTCGCGAGCTTCCGCATCTTTTTTAGCCTGTTGAACTTTGATTAGTTCTTCAGCTAGTTTTAAATGATCGCGTGTTGCTTCTACCTGTTTACCCACCACGTGTTTAGACCAACGATGTAAAACATCATCAAAGCATGTTGGTTCTGGTGGTACATCTGCTAAAACATGGTTAAACCAGAAGGCTTTGACTTGGTTAAAAATAGATTTAATAAGGTCCTCATCGCGTTCGATGCGATACATACGGAACTTATTGCCACCAATCAGCACAGCTAAATGAATAACTTGACAGCCTGTAATCATCAGATACCAAAGACATTGTGTTAGGTAATAGTCTGGTATCTGATCAGTGTCTTGTTCACCGAACAATTTACTCATGTATTCACTTGCTGTTTTGCATTCAAGCAATTGATCTGTAGTCAATGCACCATCTTTAAATCGTACATTCCCTGAAATTTCAGGATTAATCACAGCACGGTCAATATTGCCAAGCGCCCAAGGGTGATTTTTTAAAAATAATTGCTGTTTTACGCGCTGAACTTTCATACCTGATCGGCGTGAAAACTCTTTAGCAACTACATCTTCAAGTAAATTACCAAAGTGAGCAGATTCATTTTGTTCTGACTGCTCACTACGGCCTGTTTTATCAAGCCATAATTGATAAGGTGATTTATAAGGGCTAAAACCTAGAATGGCTGCCACATCTGAACCGCCAATACCTTTCTTACGGTTTTCTAGGAATTTTTCACGGTCAATTTGTGTATTCATATCAGCCACCCAACTTTGCTAATTTAGTTTCAATTGAGTCTTCAAGCGCTTCATTAATCTTTACAAGCTCAAAGCGGTCGATATAGGCATTTACAACACCATCTTCATCAACAACATTGATTGGCTCTAAACGTTCGATCTGAATGCCTGTAGCACTGTTAAAACCATTGCTGTTGTCGTATCCTGAAAAGTCAAAACCAACTTCAATACGAAAACGCATATCACTGGTAAGAATTGATGCATGACAATCAACATGGCAGTCGTTGTAAGGTCCTAAATCCAAATCATCTACTGTGTAAATAGGTGAAAAAATACTTATTTGCTGTGGGCCTAAATTCTTATAAGCCATGTGAGCAGAAGCTAGCGCAAAACTCATCGTCACCACCAAAACAACAATCCCGCCAATAAAACATGTTCCAAAACCTAAAGCAGGGCTGTTTTTATATGCGTCTTTAATTGCCGCAATTAATTGGTCGCGCTTAATACGCAAAGCATTTTTAATACGCTTTACTTTTTGTTTTCGAATTAATCCTTTAATCAGATTACGATGATTATTTGAAATTTGACTAACCATAATGTTCTGTTCCATAATGACCCCGTTATCTTTAGCTGTTGAATAACAGTGAATAAGTAATGCTTGTTTAGATCGCCCCGTCCTTCGCCAAAATTTCGGGGCTTTCTTATGTCTAAAATTTAGAAAAAATTAAACTGAACCTTCAAGAATCTGCACATAGTTAGGCAGGCCTGCTAACTCAATTTCTTGGCCATCTTCAGCAATGGTTTTTCCGTCACGGATGTATTCAACGGTGTCTTCCATTGATTTTTCGATAGCTTTTTCAAGTTGGTCTAAGTCGTACCAGAACGTAATCACACCTTCTTTAATGCGATAGCGGAAACGAGCAGGCAGGGCATAGTGATTGCCGCCACGATGTACTTGGATACCGAAAACGATTTTTTCAGGGATAGTGAGATTGCCCGCAGTACCTGCACGTGCTTCAATTGTTTCGTTGTAAGTCAATTGAACTTGGCCGTTATCCGTGCGGATGCCAGATTTAAAATCAACATTAGTTTTTGCATTCAATGTTTGTACGATTTCATACAAAACTGCTGCGTCTGGTTGATTGATGTAAGGCATTACATCTTCTAAGAACAAAGCAAAGTTTGTTTGGCTGAATTTTTCACCTGATTTTTCTTCAATTTTTTTAAATTCAGGTGTTTTTTCAGCAATAAAATGTGCTGCATGTTTGCCATGTCGTGGCGAAATCACAGCGCCTACGTTTTCATTTGACTTATCAACTTCGTGATAATCGAGTACAGCTTTAAATTTGCCTCTTAATACATCAACAAAAACTAAAGAGTTTTTATCTGCATATCGTGAAACATAGGCAATAAAGTCTTTTGCCGTATGTAATGTAACGCCTTGAACTAAATTAAGAGGACGTTGTAGCAAAACTTCAAATTCATGAACTTTACTACCTTCAGGGACTACAACAAAAGGCAATACACCTGTTGATTGAGTGACATTTTGCAGGCTTGTTTGACCTAGCTTGTAGTTAGTTTCTGCAATATTGTTAAGTTCGCTCATTGATTTTTACCTGTAATGGCTTGTTTAGAAAAAGTTATTTAAAACAGTTATTAAGTAAGCTAACGAATTAACTTAAAGGCTTAATTGTTGGTTTATTTTCAGTTGGAATTTGCTTGAGCTCAGTTGGCGTGCCCGCATCAATGTGCTCAAGATTCAATTTCTGTTGGCGCGGGTCTTCACGCACAAGCTGTTGATCGCCATCTGTAAATAAAACAGTTGGTTCTTTATCGAATTTAGGAAGAGTGGACTTAATATCGTCCTGAATTTTGTAAGTACCACGACCATTAGGTTTAATTGTCAAAGTAACGGTTACTTTTGATACTTTGCCTGTGTCGTTTGAAGCTTGGAGTGCTTCAGTCAAAAGCTCATCGAGTTGTTCAATCGTGTCGCCACGTTGAAGATTTGCTAGGGTTCGACTGAATGAAGTGTTCTTTACTGGCATAACATTCACCTAACTTTTCAGTTTAGTAGTTGGTGAAATCAGTTTAGTAAACTGAACAATGTAGGTCAATAGATTTGTTTAGAAAAATGAACTTTTTTTATTTTTTGTTTAGTAAACAAAATTAAAAACCCGCATAAAGCGGGTTTGTAAAATTATAAAAGTTTAATATGATGCGTCGGGATTGTTTTCAACTTCAGTATTTAGTTCTTCTACTGCATTATCAGCATCAGGAACAACATCGCGCCAATTTTCATTTTCAAATCTTTTAAATTGGTTGTTTACTTCTTCCGTTTTGGCCTCAAGATTTGATATATGTTCGTGTAATTTGGTAACTTGTTCCTCTAAGTCAGCTATTTGCTGATCCTTTTCTGAAACCATATTGTCATAATCTTCTTGTGTGATTGATGGTTTTCCACAACCTACCAAACCCACCAATAAAAGCGCAACAAAAAAGTTTTTTAAATACATGATTATCTTCTTATTTTTCTAGTATCAAGCTTCATCCAAAATTGACCAATAACATGAATCCCTTCAGCTTCGATTCTGGCAGGGGAATAATATTCATCAGGAAATCTAAGTTTATCTTCATTTCTTGAGATTGCCTTGAACCCACCAGGACCTTGTTCATTCCAATTAAACAAGTATTTGATTTTAGTATCATCTCCAACTTGGAAAGCATAGATTTCCCCATCAAAGATTTTTCTTGCTGAAATATCAACAGATATACGCTGCCCATCTAAAAGATCAGGAGCCATACTATCACCACGTACCTTAACTACTTTTGCGTACTTTGAATCAACATTGCATTCATAAAGTAAACCAGTAGGGACAAAAAATTTATTAACACTTGGTACTTCGATATTTAAATGACCATTTCCAGCACTAACATAAATTTCGTCATAAAAATCAATTGCTGTGAAACCTTCTGGCACTGGATCATTTTCATCATATAGCTGCACTTCAGCATTTGTTATTTTGCCATTACTACCTTCTTCAATTTTTCCAGTTAGCAGCCAGTCAGGTGATGTTTTTAAAAATGATGCAAGAGCAAGTAATCGTTTTCCAGTTGGTTCATTTACACCTGAAATCCAGTTAGTAACAGTACCTTTGCTTGCACCAGTGGCAGCAACGATATCTTTATGTTGAACCTTTAGTTCCTGCATTCTCAAAATAATTCTATCAGCAGTAGTTTGCATAAAAAACTTCCTAAACTCTTGTTCAAAATACTAAACAATTAAATTGACATGTTCCTAAACTTATAGTTCAATAAACTAAACATAATAGTTTTGGAAACTAAACATGACTGTTGATGACTTAATTAAATTTTACAAAGTCAAAAGTGATGCTGATTTAGCGCGCAAATTAAAACGCCCTAGATCAACAATTTCCTACTGGCGCAGTGGCGGGATTCCCACTAGCACACAAGCAACCTTTCAGGTTTTAACCAAGGGACAAGTTAAGGCTGACATGCAGTCTAAAACTGCTTAGGAAACCACATGAGCAAATTATTAGTTGATCTGTCTGCAAGTGCCAGAAATGGCGTTTCCAGAATATTGCAAGCACTTGCATCCAACAAGAATATTGAAATCGCAGAGCATTTGAATGTAGATGCGAGCACTTTGTCGAGAATGAAAAACGACAAGAAAAGCAATGGCTTAACTGAAATTGAGAACTTTTGCGAGCTATTGAGCTGCTTAGGTTTGAAGGTGGTACCAAAGGATTATCAAAGTATTGATAAAGAAAGGGTAGCTGCTCTTTTGGTTATGTCAAAAAGTTGGATGAACCGTATTGAAACTGTTGATGACCTATTTCATGACGAAATCAGCGGAAAAAAGGAAAAACTTGGATATTAAAAAAGCCTGATTTCGTGGATCAGGCTTAGTTGTTCATTAACCAGAAGGATTAAATCACATGACTAATTTAACAGAACATAAGTGCAAAAACAAATGTCCTGAGTTTAAAGGAGAGCAGTGCAATCACTGTTTAGTTCAACCTGTGGAAACGCGGAAAATTGAAGATATGGGCGATGACCGTCACATTGAAAATCATGTTTCTAAAAACTGTCGCGTTTCTTCACGTGATGTTTTGGTGCATCTCAACCGTGCTCATCAAGCTATGGGAGAGGTGTCATGAGTAGCTATAAAATTCGTGTAAAAACAGAAGCTGAGCGTAAAGAGACTCAGGAAATATTGTTTGAGCTTGGTTATCAATGGCCGAGACCAACTAATAAAAAAATATTAACTGATAAGTGTATTCGTTGGTTAGTCGGTAGCAGAGTATTAGAAAAGTTAATCATACAAGTAGGCTGCGGTACAGAAGAAGCAACTGAAATTACTATTGCAGGTCTACGTGATAAAGCTGTCCTACATCGCAATGATGTTAATGATGCTAATTGGGAAACAGAAGGCGGGGACCAGATTTATAAAGATTCCAATGATAAGTCATTTATCTTTCGCTCAAGTGGTTGGGATGAATTGCAGCGCCATGAAATGCGCCAAGCAATGTGGGAAAAACCGTTATTACCTAAAGGTCAACCGTCTGGCGCATCTACTGAATTTAAGACAATCAAAGTTGAAGGCCTTGAAGGTTTGGTAGATGGCAAAGCTGCTTTATCTGCTGCTTTGGCAGGTGAAACAGTTCAAATCAGCGTTGAGCCTTGGGAAGAAAAAAATTGGGATACCTTCAATCCTCTTGAAGATGATCTATCAACTAAAGTTTTCTTTTCTGGCATGTCTGAAGGCGTGCAAAAAGTCTTTTTCCGCATTAAGCCTAAAACCATTTTAATTAATGGTGTTGAAGTTCCTGCACCTTTTAAGCCAAATCAAGATGAAAGCTTTTATGTGATTGATCATGATTCAAAATGTGGCTACATCAAAGTCTCTCGTTTATGTCATGACACTTGGGCTCAATTTGGAGCATGGCGAACTGAAGAAGAAATAAAGCAAGTGGTTGCTGCACTTAGAAAAGTATTCGAGGTGCAGCCATGATCGAAAAACTAACTATTAAAAATCTTGGTAAACATCAGGATGCATGGGCAACTATCTATATTGAGCCTAACAATACCTACAGTGAATGTGGTGGTCGCATTACTGTGATACTTGAGGATTATATAGGTACTGCATTTTTCAGCCACTGTGGAACTAAAACGTTTCAAGAGTTCATTGCTAAAACTAATTCAGGCTATTTGATGAATAAATTATTCAATCAGAATAATCAAATTCCTGATTCCATTTTCATTGAAGATGGTGACGCAATCCTTGAACTTATTGACCGTGAAAAGGAAGAAGAAATAAAGCTTGCACGTGAATATGGTGATGAATCTTTATCAAAAGAAGCTTTAAGAAGCCTTCGTGATGCTTTATCTGGTGAACAATTTGATACAGCAGGTGAGCTATATCGTCACTTAGATTCTGAAGAGCAGGAAACAATGGATAGCTTATTTGGTGAAGAGTGGGGATTTGATAGTTCGCTAAAAAAAGAAAATCCAAAATATATTTATGTCAAATCAATAGTGGATTCAATCATTGCCGAGTTTAAGAAATTAAGCGAGGTGATTACATGACAATGATCCCCCTTGAACCAAGCCGTTACATGAAGCGTAAAGGCTTTGGCAATGAAAACTGCAAAGCAATAAAACAATCAGTTCCTTTTGTTGAAGCACGTCGTGGTGAATACACACATCGAGTTCGCCACGTAACGCTTATTACTTTCCGAAATAAATCACATTTTGCCGTGCATTGTTGGTGCGGCATGACCATGTGTGTCGGTGGCACAGGGAAAGGAACAGGGATTTTACTTGATACACCAAGCGCTAATCGTCCTATGTGCGCTACCTGCGAAGGTAGGGTAATCGGTGCAGGCTTACTTGGTTCACGTGAAATATCTGGCCGACAAGTTATGTATCGAGCAAGTGAGGTGCGGTCATGACCTATAAATTACATCATGGCGATTGCCTCGAGATCATGGCAAATATTCCAGATCAATCCATAGATATGATTTTATGTGATTTGCCGTATGGTACGACTTGTTGTGCTTGGGATTCAGTTATTCCATTTGAGCCTCTTTGGGCACATTACAAACGAATCATCAAACCTAAGGGTGCAATTGTTCTATTTGCTGCAAATCGTTTTGCTCCAGTTTTAGCTACCTCAAATCTTAAATTGTTCCGCTATGAAATGATTTGGGAAAAACCTGCAGCAACAGGTTTTCTAAATGCAAAAAAACAACCATTAAGAGCACATGAAAATATTTTAGTTTTCTATAAATCACAGCCGACCTATAACCCGCAAAAGACTACTGGCCATAAACGTAAAACTGCCAAACGTAAAGATATTGGCTCAGAACATTATGGCAAACAGCTCAATATCAAAGATTACGACTCAACAGAGCGTTACCCGCGTTCTGTACAATTTTTCAGTAGTGACAAGCAAAAATCAAATCTACATCCGACACAAAAGCCAGTTGCCCTTTGTGAGTATTTGATTCGCACCTACACAAATGTTGGAGAAGTAGTTCTTGATAATTGCATGGGTTCAGGTACTACGGGTATCGCTTGCATCAATACTGACCGCAAATTTATCGGTATTGAAAAAGAAGTTAAGTACTTTGAAATAGCAAAAAAACGCCTTGCTGATGCTGTGGAAATTAAACAAACAGAATTATTTAGTGAGGTGGTATGAGCAACCAAGACGTAGATATTTGGATGCCAATTTATATTGGCGACATGCTTGCTAAGACCACTCGAATGACCACCGAGCAAATCGGTGCGTCATTTTTACTCATGATGGATTATTGGCGCAATGGTGCAATACCAGATGACAACAACGTTATTGCAAGCGTAATTCGTTCAAATTTGAGTAAGGCGAAGGCTTTAAAAACTATCTTGATAAATTCAAATTTATTTGAAGTAAAAGACAGTGAATTATCTTCAAAATATTTGGACGATTTAAAGTCTCAAGCTGAAAGTAATAAGTCTTCAAAGTCAGAGCGTGCAAAGAAAGCAGCGGAAGCACGATGGAACAAAGAGCAAGATTCTAGCAATACTAATGCATCTAACGAGCATCAATCTAGCAATGCTAATGCATATGCACAAGCAATGCATATGCATGATGCAAGCAATGCTCAAGGTATGCTTGAGTCATGCCCTTCATCGTCACCTTCATCTATATATACACATACACAATCAGAAACGCCGAATTCCCTCGATGAAGACCTGAGTTTGTGGAAACCCTCACTTCATGAAATTAACTCTTGGAGACAAAGAGCGGGGTTACCTAAAACAACTCAGGAAGAGTTTGACACCTTCATGATTACCTTCCTACCGCATTACGCACCTGACATACGTTCAGGTCGTCTCATTGAAAACAAGATTTACGCGAAATACATCCAGTGGGTGAAAGACGATGCTTTGAAAGCAAGTCGTCTTGCTAAAGCGAAACCCGCTAATAAAACAAATTCGGCTAACGATTCACGAAACGTCAATGACGCTTGGAAAGACGAGCCTAAATCAGATGATCGCCCGTTCACAGGAACTGTGCACATACCGGAGGATTTAATATGAATGCGATGGTGAATCTTTTAAACGGCTTCAAATTAGCTGAAGGATTTTGTGAAATACACCAGGTACAAAAAGTACAAGCGGGGCCACATCAAATTTGCCCAAGCTGTGCAATCAATCATGTTCATGATTCAAAGCAAGGTGAACAAGCACGTGTAGATCAAATGGTGCGTGATAAACATTTTGGTGGTGCAATGCTTCCTGAACGTCATGCTCAATCTGCATTTGATAACTACAAAACACTTACCCATGCACAAGCAAATACACTTACACAATGCATCGAATATGCACAAGAATTACTTGCAGCTTATGCCGATGACAAAAAAAATCCTAAGCCTACAAGTAAATCCAATTTCATCATGGTTGGTTCAACTGGTACGGGTAAAACCCATCTAGGTTGTGCTACTGCAAAAACACTACTCAAAAAAGGCCTGTACGTTCGATACATCACAAGTGAAGAGCTTGCGCAGCGTGTCATGAATGCATGGGATAAGGACACAAAAGATCAGTCAGAAGCATCGGTAATTTATGAGTTCACTACATACGATTTATTGATCTTGGATGAATACGGTTTGCATGACCGCGGTACCAGACTTGAAATCATTCATAAGATTTTGACAGCACGTTATGACCGTAAAAAACCAACGATGCTCATTTCAAACTTTTCAATGAACAAACTCAAAACTGATTTAGGTGACCGTCTATGGTCACGCTTTCAGCATGACGGTTTACGTACTGTTGAGTGCAATTGGTCCGATGCTCGTGTAGGTGGTGATTATGTCTAAGATCATTATCGGCATTGACCCTGATTTGGATAAGTCAGGTGTTGCAATCCTTGGGAAATCACAATTTGAATTAAAAAATCTCAGCTTTGCAGAAGTGGTGGAGCTATTCAAAGCAGAACAGGACTTAATCAAAAAGGTCGTAATTGAAGCAGGTTGGTTAAATAAAAAAGCCAATTTTAGAAATGGCGCTAATAAATCCCTTGCTGTAAATGAGCAGATTTCAAAGCGTGTAGGTGAAAACCATGCAACAGGTAAATTGCTTGTTCAAATGGCTCAACACATGGGTTTAGCCGTTATCGAAGTAAAACCAACTAAAACTAAAGTCAATTCAGATGATTTTAACCGAATCACAGGTTGGCAAGGCCGAACAAATCAAGAACAACGCGATGCGGGAATGTTGATTTGGGGAATGTGGGTTTAGGAGAAATGTTTATGCCAGTACTTGCGTTTCTACCTGAGTTCATCGTGAAAGACAAAGTCAAACGCGATTCAACACCAAAGGTAACAGAATCAGATGTAAAAAATATTAGAACCTTGCATACACAAGGCTTGTCTTATCGTCAGTTAGCGAACAAGTACGATATTTCTCATGAGATGTGTAGACGTATTTGCACCAAGGTTTGCTACAAGGAGGTGATTTGATGGCTCTAAGTGGGAAACAACAACGCTTTGTTAATGAATACCTGATAGATCGTAACGGAGCACAGGCATATATCAGAGCAGGATACAAAGTTAAGAACGAAGATGTGGCTGCTGTAATGGCGTCTCGTCTGTTAAGGATTGATAAGGTTAAGGAAGCTATTGAGCAGGGTGAAAAAGAGCTTGCCGAACGCAATAAGATCACTCAAGACAAGGTTTTAAATCGACTATGGGAAATGGCAACTGCTGACCCTAACGAGCTAATCAGATATGTGCGTGTGAACTGTCGTTACTGTTGGGGAGTTGATCACTATTACCAGTGGACTAAGGGTGAATATCACAATGCCTGCTATAACGCGTTAGTAAATCAGAAGCCTAAACCCGATTGTGATGGCGGTTTTGACTTTGATAAGACCAAAGCGCCTAACCCTGATTGCCCTGAGTGTAAAGGTGAGGGTAACGGTTATGTAACTGTTGCGGATACAACACGCGTAAGTGCCCAAGCAAAAATGCTTTATGCAGGCATTAAAGAATCTCAACACGGCATTGAAATCAAGATGAATGACCAAGTGGCAGCTTTGATTAAAGCAGGTCAGCACATTGGCATGTTCAAAGAGCGTGTAGAACACAGTAACGACCCAGAAAACCCATTAACTGACACCAAAGCATCAAGCAGAAAACTTGCTGCGCTTGCCAAACTTAAAAAAGCAAAGGCTAAGGCCGATAAAGCAAAGGGGAAAGATGATGCGTGAACAATTTGAACAAAATATTAAGAACGCTCCAAGCTATCAAAAACTTGTATTCCAACATGGTGAACGTCTTTTTATTTATGAAGATGGGAAATACAAAATAGCTGCTGTGCAATTGGCATGGGAACTCTGTCAGAACAACCCACATGGGCACAACACAACATGCACCTATCAATTTGAACTTGCATTTCACAACCTGCAAGACACACCAGAACTACGCAAAATTTATTGGTCTGCATTAGGCCAATTGCAATTTGATTCTAACGATCGGGTAATTCCACCTGAGCTTGAAGAGTGCCCATGTTGCAAGCAGCCAATCATTCGCAAAATCGGTACTGAAACAAAAGGCTATGAGACCTTTGACATAGGCGTTGATGAGATAGGCAATAGATATATACGTTATCGCCATGGTGAGTGGGAGCTTGCAGAAATATGACTACTGCCACAATTATTCTAGTGTTGATCACAGCAAATATTGCTGCCTTGGGAACTTTGCTATTGGTCAAATTTAAAGTTATCAGCCCAAAAAAAGCCTTTTCATATTTCACTTGGGTATTGTTCATTTTCTTTATAGGTCTTTATTTCAAGTTGTTTGGCGACAAGATAGACATTGATCGTTCTGAAATTTGGCTCATCTGTGTAATCGGTTACAGCATTGTATTTGGACCTGAAGATTGGGGAATGTATGACCAAAACAACTGATGACGAAATCCTTGCACTGCTTGCCGAAATGGATGAATCAGAAATTGAGCAATATCTATTGACGCTTGATGAAGATGAACAAGCGGAAATAGCAAAACTACTTGCCGATGCACCTATCTGGTTTCCATTGGAAGGTCCGCAAATGGCTGCATATTTATCTCAAGCCGATGTTATTGGCTACGGTGGCGCGGCAGGTGGCGGTAAAACGGATTTAATCGTTGGTTCATTCTTAACAGTGCATAAGCGTAGCTTAGTTGTACGTAGAGAGAAGGCGCAAACAGACGGTATCGTACAGCGTTGTGAAGAAATTTTAGGCCATAAGAACGGCTATAACTCGCAAAAATCATTCTGGAATTTGGGTAATGGTCGCTTAATCGAATTTGGTGGTCTTGATAACTTGGGTGATGAGAAGCGATGGCAAGGTCGTGCTCATGATTTCAAGGCACTTGATGAAGCTACAGAAATTCGTGAATCACAAGCCCGCTTTGTGATGGGTTGGAATCGTTCATCTGACCCAACAATCAAATCCAAATGTCTAATGACCTTCAACCCACCAACTACAGCCGAAGGGCGTTGGGTAATTGATTACTTTGCACCTTGGATTAAAAAGGGGCACCCGAACCCTGCAAAGCCCGGTGAACTGCGTTGGTTCGCGATGGTAAAAGGCAAGGAGCAGGAAGTTGAAAGCAATAAACCATTTGTACTTATTGATGATCAAATTGTTTATGACTTCGACCCAAAGGATTACAAGCCTGAACACATCATTAAACCCAAATCGCGCACGTTCATTCCTGCACGTGTGACCGACAACAAGTACTACATGGAAACAGGCTACATGAGTACCTTGCAAGCATTGCCTGAACCTTTGAGGTCACAAATGTTATACGGCGATTTCGGTGCGGGTATTGAAGATGACCCTTGGCAAGTTATTCCTACAGAATGGGTTGAAGCAGCTCAAGCACGTTGGAAACCACTTGAAGACATGCGCATTTTGCATCGTGGTGATTTCAAGATGGATTCTTACGGATTGGACGTTGCACGTGGTGGTAAGGACAACACAATTGGTTATGCACGTCATGTCTTTTGGTACAACAAGGCAAACGTGCTAGAGGGCATTCAGTCTAAAGACGGTCCCGCAAGTGCATCATTTGCTGTTTCGCATGTTCGTGACCATGCGCCTATCCATGTCGATGTGATTGGTGTAGGTGCAAGTACTTACGATTTCTTAAAGCAATCAGGTATTCATGTTGTGCCTGTTGATGTGCGTAATGCTGCAACTTCTTTCGACCGCTCAGGCCAACTTAGTTTTTACAACTTGCGTTCTCAACTCTGGTGGCAGTTCCGCGAATCTTTAGACCCTGCATATGGAAGCACAGTTGCTTTGCCTCCTGAACCTGAACTTTTAGCCGACTTAACCGCACCTCGTTGGTCATTACAAGGCACAAATATCAAGGTCGAATCAAGGGAAGATATTGTTAAACGTATTGGCCGCAGTCCCGACTATGGCTCTGCAATTATCAATGCGCAAATTGATACACCTAAGCGCCACATAATGCAGGCAATTAATGCATCAGCAGCTAGACGTGATTACGACCCTTATGCGTAGTGTCAACAGGAAATGGCGCTAATGGCATTTGCCAAAAGCATAATGTCAATACAAGTTTTTGGAGCTATTGAAATGTGCACAAACAAAGCATTGGATTTTTTAACGGGTGGAATGATTGGCGGTCAGCTTGGTGACGCTTTGGGACTTGGTAAGCAACCTACTGTTCAAGTACAGGCACCGCCAAAGCAACCGACTCGACAAGATTCTAAATCGCCTGATTCATCGGCAACAATCGACCGTGTACAGCAAGCCCAAAACTCAATGTCTGGTGGCATTGCTAATACGCTTTATACAGATGCGCAAGGCGTTAATGCAGAAGATTTGCGTCTAGGCAAGAAAGCTTTATTAGGCGGTTAAGATGACTGAAGACGATATCAGAGCGCTAAAAAAACGATTTGATGCCGTTTGGCAGATACGTGTTAGTGATATGGACGACTATTGTGCTGAATTGGCTCTACACGTTTTGCCTTCTGCTATCAAGACAATCAAAAACCAAGAAAAGCACGACCGTTCCGCATGGTCAAAAATTGTAGATAACACGGGTAAAGACTCGTTAAAAACTCTTGCCGCGGGGATGGTTTCGGGCACTTGTTCGCCAAGCCGTAAGTGGTTCACTTTGGAGGCCGCTGATGAAGCTTTGCAAAAAGATATTGAGGTGCGCCAATGGCTCAAAGCTGTTGAGGATGCATGCTATGTCGCTTTTGCAAAGAGCAATGTCTATCGGTCTGTACATCATATCTACATGCAAGAAGGTGCATTCGGTATTGGCGCAGCACTTGCGCCTGAACATGGGCGTAATTCAAAAGCCGAATTGATGGATTTAATCCCCCTCACATTTGGCGAATACGCAATTACAACGGACGAATTTAATAAGCCGAATGGCGTATATCGTAAGTTCAAATTGACTACCATCAATATGGTCAAACAGTTTGGCAAAGAAAACGTATCTGATTCGGTTAAAAGTGCATATGACAACAATAACTTTGAACAAGAGTTTGAAGTATGTCATGCAATTTATGAACGCGTAGATGCAAAAGGATATGGACCAAAGAATATGCCTTTTGCATCGATCTACTATGAACCAAGTTCAACAGATAAATTGCTACGTGAAAGCGGAATGATGGGCTTTCAAGTTATTTGCGGACGTTGGACAGTATCAAGCAGCGATGTATATGGTGAAGGCCCTGCAAGCGATTGTATTGGTGACTTGCGTGCTTTGCAGAAAGGGCATCAACAAATTGCTGTAGGTGTGGACTATCAAGTTCGACCGCCTTTGCTATTACCTGATTATCTCAAAGGCCATGAGCGGGAGACATTGCCAAACGGCATTGCGTTCTACCAAGCTTCGCCGACAGGTCAAGTTGCACAAGTTCAATCAATGCTTAATGTTCAATTCGATTTGAACGGCGTAATGATGCAAATTGCACAATGTCAAGAACGCGTTAAGCGCTCATTTCATACTGACCTGTTTATGATGCTTGATGCATTTGACAAAGGGAAAATGACAGCAACAGAAGTGTATGAGCGCAAATCAGAAAAGATGCTTATGCTTGGTCCAGTTGTTGAACGTCAGATTGATGAGCTGTTACGTCCACTTGTAGAAATCTGTGTTGATCGTGTTTTAGCGAATAACGAATATCTTCGCCAAATCGCACCTGAAGCTATTCAAAATGCAGACGTAGAAATCAACTTCGTATCTATTCTTGCCCTTGCACAAAAATCTTCAGGTTCAGCAATTCTTGAACGTGCTCTTGCCATGATTGGACAGGTTGCACAGGTTGACCCTCAAGTACTCGATAATTTCGATACCGATAAATTCTTGGCTGAGTACGTTGATATTAACGGCGTATCGCCTGATGTTTTCCGTCCTAAACGTGTTGTTGATCAAATCCGCAACCAACGCGCACAGCAACTGCAAATTGCGCAACAGCAAGCGATTGAACAACAGCAAGCCCAAACTCAAAACACTAATGCAAATACATTGCAAACAGTAAGCAATACGGACCCTGAAACCTTATCAGATATGTTCTTGCAAGGCGGTGGGCAATGAGTGATTTAGACAAGAAAACCAGTGACAACAAAAAACAGCGTGACCAGGAGTTAAATGACCTTCGCGCTTTACTTAATACCGAAAGCGGTAAACGTTTTTTAATGCGCTTAATCAATAGGTCGAATTATTTACAACCGACCTACGGAACTGGTGCACAAATCAGTGATTTTGCCTTTTATGAGGGCCGTAGAGATTTCGGACTATTCATTATTGGTGAAATTACACAAGCAAATTCAGATGCATGGTTAGACATGCAAAAACAACATTTTAAAGAAACTAACGAGAAGGTGAGCCATGAGCGAAGCAGCGACAACTACGACAGCAACTAATACCGCAACTACGACAACAGCTGCGGCACCTACAGATACAACTTCTACTACACCGACAGATAACACAACAACAACATCGGCAACGGTACCTGCGGTTGAAACAACAACAACTTCAGCCACAACGGATAATCAAGAAGGTAAACCAGATGTTCTGTTAGGAGGCGAACAACCTCCCACAGAACAACAGCCTGCTGAGCAACCAATTCAATATACTGATTTCACAATGCCAGATGGGTATTCATTAAATGCTGAAGATTCAAAGGTTCTTCAAGAGCTAGGTCAGCAATTCAAAATGCCGCAAGAATCAGTTCAAAAGCTTGTTGATTTGGGTGTTCAAATGCAACAACGACAAGTGCAAGAACAGCAAAAAGTAATTGCTTCATGGCTTGATGCAGCAAAAGCAGACCCAGAATACGGCGGGGATAAATTAAAAGAAAGCCTGTTGACAGCACAACGTGCCTTTAGCTTACCGAGAGGTGATGAAATCTCTAAGATTCTCTTTAAGAGCGGACTAGGAAACCATCCGGCTGTAATTGGTTTTATGGCTGAAGTTGGCAAGTTGTTAGAAGCTGACAACATGACACATGGCAAAGGCACAAATACAACTGGAACTAGTCTCGGCAAACTTTGGTATGGCGATGATAAATAACTAACAGAGGGCTGAATATGTCTGTAATCGCACAATTACAACCTACCTTAATGGATTTAGCTGCACGCTACGGACAAACACCCGAAAGTGCAGTTATTGAAATCCTTAGTGCAAGTAACGAATTGCTTGACGATATGGTTTGGGTTGAAGCAAACGACGGGACTGGGCATAAAACAACAATCCGTACAGGTTTGCCTAAAGGCGCTTGGCGTTTGTTGAACTATGGTGTTCCCGCTGAAAAATCTGCAACTGCTGCTGTACGTGATACGTGCGGTTTGCTTGAATCATATTCTGAAGTTGATAAGCAACTTTATGATATGGAGCAAAACCCTCAAGAATGGCGTGCAAGTGAAGACGCTGCGTTTGTAGAGGGTATGTCTCAAACTATGGGCGAAACCTTAGTTTATGGTAATGCGCGTGACACCCCCGCGGCATTTACTGGTTTTGCACCAAGATTCAATGATATTTCTCAAACTAACCCCGCAAATAAGCGAAATATCTTGGATGCAGGCGGTACAGGTAATAACAACACTTCAATTTGGTTTGTTGTTTGGCATAAGGATACTGTTCACGGAATTTATCCTAAAGGCACTAAAGCGGGTTTACAAATCCGTAATCTAGGTGAAGTAACGGACAAAGACCAAAACGGTTTAATGCACCAAGTTCTACGCACTCATTTCGTGTGGAATGCAGGTGTTACCGTTCGTGATTGGCGTGCATTAGTTCGTATTGCAAACATTGATGTTGCTGCGCTTACTAAAGATGCAAGCGCGGGTGCGGACTTGTTTGATTTATTGGCACAAGCTGCTGAGTTGTTGCCTCGTAAAACAAGTGGTCGTGTTGCTATTTATGCCAACCGTACTATTTCGTCTTTCCTTCGTCGCCAAAGTGTTAACAACAAAAACGTGCGTATCACTGTTGAAGAGCAAGGCGGTCGTAGCGTTACTAAGTTCGACGGCATTCCTATTCGTCGTGTCGATGCGATTTTAAACACTGAATCTCGCGTGGTTTAAGGAGTAGCCTAGCTATGCTTATTGATAAATTATTAGTAATGTCGCAAGACCAAGCAATTACAGTTACTGCGACATCTACCGACACACTTGATTTGCAAAAGGCATCAACAAGTGTAAATCGTTTGCCTGTTTTAGTACGCGGTAAAAATTTAGCTCCAACTACGGCAACCATTACTGTGCAGCTTCAACAATCAAGCGATAACAGCAATTGGGAAACCATTGAGACTTCGCGTGCTTATACGGCAGTTGAACTTAATTCAGGTGTAATTGCTGAGGTTATGCTTCCAGTGAAACCTAAGCGCTATGTTCGTTTGAACTATTCTGTTGGTAGCGGGCCTTTTACAGCAGGGTCTGTGTTCTCATACATTTCTGATAGCCGCGATGTTAACGCAGCATATCCAGTTTATGCGGGGGCTTAATGATGGAATACAAGCAAGTTCGAGCAAATCAAAAGGGATTCTATAACGATCGCTTAGTTCAAGAAGGCGAGGTTTTTTCTGTACCTGAAGAAGAAACCGCACTTTGGTTTGATGATGTTGAACCAAAACAAACTGATCCCGCTAAATCTTACTCAAGTATGACACCTGAAGAACTCGCAATTGTTGCAGTTGAAAAGGGTATTTCATTAACTGGTTCAGAAACTAAAGCACAAATTATTAAGCTTCTAAAGGCTGAATAATTAAAAAAGGGCCCGTATCAGTACGGGCTTTTACCACACAAAGCAAATCTAGCTAAAGGTGCAAAAATGTCTGAAGAACAAATCGAACAACAAATTCAAGCAAAAGGTTTAAATGCTCCTCGCATAACGCCTGATCAGCTTGATTCAAAAATTAAGCAAGTTTATTACCATTCGCCTTTAGCAGCCATTGACCCAAAACAGGCTATGGATGAAAAGACATATCAAACATTGCGCTGTTTAACCTTTTGCACAATCGTTTTAGAGAATGGTTTTACTGTTACTGGTGAGAGTGCATGTGTAGCTCCTGAAAACTTTGATCCGTTTATTGGCCAAGAAGTGGCGTATAAAAATGCCCGTGAAAAAATTTGGCAGTTAGAAGGGTATTTGTTGAAGGAAAAACTTTATCAAGCCGAATTAGACAAAAAGTTCTAAAGCAGGGTAACTCCTATGAGATCAATTGTTGATCTTTGCAATTTAGCCCTGTCGCATCTCGCGCAGGGCTATGTTGTTAAAGAGCTAAAAGAACCGACAAAACATGCAAATCTATGCAACACGTTTTATCCAGTTTGCAGACGTGAGTTATTAGATAACGAACATCAATGGACGTTTGCCGTTAAGCGCGTTCGCTTAAATGTCGATGCGGGTTATGAGTTTGGCACAGCGTATGTTTTGCCAAGTGATAAGGTCCGTATATTTCAGCTTGAATCAGGCAGTCGATTCTATGTAGAAGGCAATCACCTATTTACAGATGACCCTGCACCAGTATTGCGATACGTCCACGATGTTAAAGACTTGGCTTTATTACCTGATTCTTTCCAAATGGCTTTGTCATATCTTTTAGCGGCTCGAATAGCGGGTCCGTTAACCCAGAGTGAAGAAAAACAAAGACAAATGTTGAGTGGTTATGCAATGAGTCTCAGCCAAGCGGTCTTTATTGATCTTCAGCAACATCGTATTGAACCCCGCCCAGAACACACGGGCTCAATGTTTGAGGCACGATAAATGCAATATTCGTTTAATGGTGGTGTAATTTCGCCCGATATGTTTGGCCGTATTGATCAAGCCAAGTATCAGACAGGCGTTGCTAAATGCAAAAACATGTATGTTGAATTGTTTGGCGGGCTTGTCTATCGTGCAGGCTTCCGCTACGTACACCATTATTCGAAATCTCAAGGAAAGATGCGTCTTATCCGATTTGTTTTTAGTGAAGAACAAGCGGTTGTTTTAGCGATTCGTGCCGGTGCTGTTAACTTCTTTGCGAGAGGGGGAATACTTCTAAATGATGCGGGCCAACCATTAGAAGTTGAATTACCTTATGCAGAAGAACATTTAATGCAGCTTCGATACGCTCAATCTGCTGATGTCGTGACGATTACGCATCCAGATTACCCACCAAGAAAAATTATTCGTAAAGGCGCAACTGAATGGAGCACTGAAGTTGTAAATGTTGGCTATGGATTAATTCCGCCACAAAACGTTGCAGCAACAGCACATATTGAAGATAAGTATAAAGAAGGCGGTAATATGCACGACTCATATATTGAGCGTGATTACTCATACCAAGTTACTGCAGTTGATGAACAAAATGAATCCGCTGCATCTACAAAAGTCACTGTTAAAAACGATTTAACTCTTGCGGGTAACTACAACACAATTACATGGGATACTGTCACAGGGGCTACTCGATATAACATTTTCAAATTACGATCTGGTCTAGCAAGCTATATTGGTGAAACTACAGAAACAAGTTTTACTGACGATAACATCGAAACAAACGGTTCAATTACCCCGCCATTAATCCGAAATCCTTTCGAATTTAACCCCACCGCAGTTGCTTACCATGGGCAACGTAAAGTCTATGGT